CGGTCGGCATCGGAGCAGATTGACGCGTTGGCCTGGCGCATGGAGCGGGCGCGCGAGCGTGATGAGTTGGGCTTGCCTGGCGAGGCGGTGAATGATGTTTTGCTGGCGCGTGAGGCGATTCGGCGGGCCTCAAACCGGGTTGAGCTGGAGATCATGATCGCGCTGGACATCGGCACTGCCAACAGTGCGGCGTTTGCCGTTACCGAGGCTGACCGCACCAACAGCCAGGTTAGCTCTCGCTTGTCGTTTATCAATCGGTTCACCGATGCGGAGATGATCGGCATGGTGACCGCTGCGAGAGCCAGCCCGGCCATTGAGGCGTTTCTGTTGAAGTGGCAGGTAGCCAGCAATGTCAGCGTGTCAAATCCGATTACCCAAGGTGGCGTGCAGACGCTGGAGCTGGCCGGGCTAATCGGCCCCGGTCGTGCGGCTGAGATTCTTGCTGTGTCTTAATCATGGACTGGCTCAAAACAATCGCCCCGCTGTTGGGCAATGCACTTGCTGGCCCGCTGGGGAGCATTGCGGCATCGTTCATTGCGGCCAAACTCGGGCTGAAGAGCGAGACGGTTGAAGCGGTCACGGACGCGCTATCAGACGGCAAGCTATCCGCCGGTCAAATCACGTCGATCAAGCTGGCAGAGATCGAGTTCAAGCGGTTTCTGGAGTCAAAGGGCATCACCCTTGCAGAGATTGACGCGACAGACCGCGACAGCGCCCGCACACGCGAAGCAAAGACCGGCGACACCCTGACCCCTCGGGTGCTGGCTTTTGCGGTTACGCTGGGTTTCTTTGGGGTGCTGGGCTGGCTGCTGGTGGTGGGCAAGCCGGACATCGGCGGTGATGCGCTGCTGGTGATGCTGGGGGCACTGGGTTCAGCCTGGGGGGCGATCGTGTCGTACTACTTTGGCAGCACGGCAGGCAGCGCCAGCAAGACGGCCATCATTGCAAACTCTCAGCCGGCGCGCTGACCCATACACCTATACAATTAAAATTAGGCACCGGTGACGGCATTAGGTCTAACGACCCGGTGTCAAGCACGTTCGACTCGTGCTGCCTCGCCAGCGTCACATCTGGCGTAACTTTTCCAATTCGCCAGTTTTTCCCGCTGGAGAAGTGACCCCTGAACTATGAGGCTGCCCTTGTTTGAGACCGCTCAGATTCTCGCTGGGGCGGGCTTCAAAATATAACGTTTTCATTGGGCAAATGGCGTAACTTTTTGAGCGTTACTTTTTACGCCGGATAGTGACAACGCTTTTCTGATTAGCTCTACACTTGACGTTTTGGCGTAACGTTTGGCGTAACTTTTCAGCATGGCTTTCGATGCACGGGCGGCAAAGCTGCTGCAGCCCGGTGAACACCTGATTATTAATGATTGTCCGGGCCTGCGTTTGCTGGCCGGTGCGACGTGGCGCACCTGGGTTTATAGGTACAAGTCGCCCGTTGACGGCCTGATGCGCCGGGTGCAGATCGGACGCTGGCCCGCCATGCCCTTACCTGCGGCAATGACCGCCTGGAGTGCGCTACGCGCCCGGCGAGATGCCGGTGACGACCCGGCACTGTCGGCAAAGGCAGCGAAGGCCGAGCAGGCGGCGCAGAAGCTGATTGAGGTTTACACCGTGCGCAGGCTTTGTGATGACTACCTGGCCGGGCACGTTGACGTTCACCGCTCACCCAAGAGCGCAAAGGAGATGCACCGCCTGATGGGGGTTTACATTGACAGCATCGCGCAGCGACCGGCAAGCTCAATTACCCGATCAGATGCGTTTAGTCTGCTTGAGGGTATGGCAAACACGCCAGTCATCGCCCAGACACTGCGCAACGAGCTTGGCGCAGCTTGGGACTACGCTTTGGACGCTGGCAGGATACCCGAGGACTCCCCGAACTGGTGGCGGCTTGTGATGCGCGGTCGATTGCGCTCGCGAGGGAGAAAAAGGGCAGGCGAGCATATCGGCACGGGCAAGCGCGTTTTGAGTGATGCCGAGGTGCGCGACCTATTGGCTTGGCTGCCGAACTTTTCGCCGCTGGTGGCCGACGCGCTCACGCTGTATCTGTGGACGGCAGCGCGTGGGGTCGAGATTGTCGCCATGACGCGCCAGGAGATCACGCAGGAGGCCGACGGGGTTTGGTGGACTGTGCCAAAGGCCAAGACGAAGAACGCGCGCCATGAGAACGCGACAGATCTACGCGTGCCGCTGGTTGGCCGTGTACTGGCGATTGTGCAGCGCCGGATGGCAGAGCATGACGGTTGGCTTTTCCCGGCACCGACCGCGCTTGGTCACGTTGAACAGAAGGTAATCGGTTCAGCAGTGGCAAGGCGCATGAGTTATGACGCCGTGCAACCACATCGCAAGCTGGAGAAACCGCCGGTAGAGGGTTGGAGCCCGCACGACCTGCGCCGCACCGCGCGCACGATGCTGGCAGCCCTTGGATGCCCCGACCCAGTAGCCGAGGCGATATTGGGGCACATCCAGCCGGGCATCAAGGGGGTTTACAACCGCCACGCTTACGACCAGGAGCGCCGGGTTTGGCTGGCGCTGCTGGCGGCGAAGCTGGAGGGGCTTTGATGCGATTATGGGATTTCCAATAACGGGTTAGCGCAGCGGTAGGCCTGCAATTGCAATGGGAGCAGTTACGCCCGAAGGTTCAGCGTATTGAATAACAAAATCACCGTTAGCCAGACAATCAAAGATTAAAACAAGCGATACCGCAGGGGCTGGACTGGTTTGAGTCAGCAGTTGAACGCCAGTGCTATCAAATATCTGCACATCAAAGATCATCGGCATGCGGTAATAGCTACTTATCGTCAAAGTGTATTGTGTGCCAGATGTCAAGCCTTTTATCCAATACTGCTGTAATTGTCCAATTTGGCAAGATGCAACCATTTGCGGAAAGTCATAAGTAAAAAAATCAATATCGCTGTAAGCGTTTGGAAAAGGGTCAACAGGCACACCACCACCCGCAGGCCCGGCTGGCCCGGCTGGCCCGGCTGGCCCGGGCGCACCATCAGCACCAGGCGCACCGGCTGGCCCAGGTGGCCCACCAGGAGCACCATCAGCACCATCCGCACCGGCTGGCCCGGTTAACCCTTGCACACCCGCTGGCCCGGCTGGCCCTTGCGCACCAGCAGGCCCAGCGGGCCCGGCAGGCCCAGGAGGCCCGCCAGGCGCACCATCAGCACCAGCAGGCCCAACCTCACCAGGTATTACAATAAACCGCGCATCGTCTATTCCGTAAAAATCCGGCTCTGGATTCTCGGCACGGTTAGAGATCACAGCCCAGCCCGTAGCTACATCTGGTGTTGTGTGTGGGTCAATCTGCCCGACAACGGTTGAATCAGTCACCGCGTAGCGATCATTCGCCAGGTACTCAGTGCGACCTGTCAGCGGCAGCGTTTCACGCAGGACGCGCACCGCGTAAGCCTTTTCGTTACTGTAATAAGTGTCCAGCGCCGACCCGTCAGCGTAGCCATACGAGTTCACGCCGCGCAGGACTTCAAATAAAGCAATGAGGTTCCAGCGGAAACCAGTTCGAACGCCCTCAATGTCGAAGACCGGCTTTTGAATTTCCACGCGCAAGAATTGGGCGATGCCATCCAGCGGCAGCGGGGTTTGATCGGCGTTGATGATGCCCGCAATGACCAAAGACTTTTGCAGGCCGTACCAGAGCGACTTCACTTCGATATCAAAGTATTGTTTATTTTCGATCATCGCCGGGTTCGGCTCGGTCAAGAAGAATACTTGTCCGTCAATGTCCTGCCATGAATATAAATCGAGCAGTTTACGCGCAATGGCGACAGCCGCGTATATTTTGGCCGTGTTTGCGCGGTATGGCCCGCGAGTTAGAGTAGTTGCCACATTAAAACCCTTTCACTTTTGGTTAAAAACAATCCACTATTTCAAAATTTATTCGGAAAATCAATTCACTTTCATCCCCCCCGCCCAATACCCACCCGGAGGCTAGCATAAATAATTATTAAGATAATATATTATAATAATAATAATATATTATCTTTGCTAAAGGAACAGATTTAACAAACACCGTTGTCAGACTTTCAAAAAAAGTGACTCACTTTGGCATCCAGAGCAGCACTGCAGCCGCAGATTTACGCGCATCCGACCATCGCGCAGACCCACGCGCCTACTGATGCGCTGGTTGATGCGCCGGTTTATGCGCCCGTGGAGCATCGCGAGCCGCCCCGTGCTGTTTATGCGCCCGTGAAGCATCGCGAGCCGCCCCGTGCTGCTGCTGTTGCGGCTGATGAGTAGCGCGAGCAGCCGAGCCGTGCTGCTGCTGTTGCGGCTGATGAGTAGCGCGAGCAGCCGAGCCCTGCTGATGCGCCCTGTGCTGCTGCTGCGGTGACCATGCTTATCCATGCTGCTGCTGTTGCGGTTTTGCGCCGGGCTTGTTGCGTTGCGGTTTTACAGATCGATCTTTCGCTGCTGGCACTGGCGACACCGGCTCGATGGCAAGTGACCCCTTGACCAGCGCCCTGATCTTCTCTTCACTGTGCCCATGCGCGACCCACAGCGCGAGGCTGTGCCGCCTGCGCTCGGCCACTGTCTGCGCTGGCTGATGCCAGGCCGTTGCGCACTGGATGATGCGCGCGCCGCACCACAGGCAGGCCGGGTTATACAGTCTGTAGTCAGGCTGGACACGGGCGATAGTGCATTGATCACACATCAGAATCGCCCCTGCTGCTGTTGCGTTGGCCAAGCTTATCCATGCTGCTGCTGTTGCGGTCTATGCGCTATTGCAACGCAATGCCCAACGCCTCGCGGTAGCACCGCACCTGGTTAAGATTCAGCACCAAGCCCTGTTCATGCGCCCGTTGCAAACGCCGCGCCCACTCCTTACCGTCGGTTTGGATGCGTTCGGCCATCATCGGCTGTATCCGCTCCAGCTCACGCGCCATCCGCTCAGGGTCGGCTGCTGGCGCTGCCAGTGCCGGGGTATCGGCACATGGCGCGCACCGGCACAGGTTCTTAAACTGAATCGCGTTTGGCGGCCGCTCAGGAAGGTTTTCCAACGCCCAGGCAATCGACAGCATTGACTGCCGCCGTTGCAGATACCCGGCCAGCTCATGGTTCCACACCGTCTTGATGTCCGCCATCGGCACCTGCCCCAGCGACCTATCCCATGCCGCGCCATACGTTGCCGCCAGCCGTTGAAAGATGCGGTCGATGGCGACACCCTTTGATTGTTCCTGTTGCACTGCTTGATTCATGATGCTGACCCTTTCGATTGAAGTTTTTTGGATTTGCCCGAAGGCTTGGTTAAAACGGTCTTGGCGCGATTTACCGGCCATGCTGGCAGTGCGACACCAAATTTCTCTGCGCGCTTTACCATCGACCGTTTAGCCTTTGCAGAGAGCATTGCTGCAGCCCGTTCGAGATCGTCTGTGTGGAAAATGCTGCCCTGCTGATTGACCAACCAGCCGCCGGTCTGTGCCCGCGTCAACAGCGCACCCTGAGACAGCGCCAGCGCTTGCACCACATTGCGCGCCACGCTCACAGCGCAATCCTCGCGAACTGGCTACTTGCGTCGATCACGTTGCCCACCAGCGCCAGCCGGGGCACGTTATCGGGATGCGTTTGGCCGGTCATGGCCTCCCACCGTGCCCGCGCCGCCTCGTCGTCCTGCGCCTTGAAGCTCTGTGCTGCACTTGCGCCGGGTTGTGCGCCGGATTGAACCCAAGCGGCTTTGAAGCCAACCCAACCGCGCCCGCAGCATTCACGAACCACATCCTCCAGAGACCAACCCGCCTTTTCAGCTTCACGCCGCAGACCATCAACCGCCGTTTTGGTCAAAGGTGCGTGTTTGGCTTTGCGCAGCGTTACGAAGTCTTGCCACACGTCAGGGTCAACGTCATTGACTTTGAAAATAGATGCCGCGATCGTTGATCGACGGTCACCGCCTTGTGCGCGTGTATTTGGTATTTGGTTATTTGATGGTTCCTGATGGTTATGGGGGGCGAAAAGGGGAGGGGTAGCGGACAGAAATGGGAGAGGTACCATGACAGAAATGGGAGGGGTACCCCTGACAGAAATGGGAGGGGTGTCAGAAATGGGAGGGGTGTCAGAAATGGGAGGGGTCACCGTGAAAAGCGTACTGCGACCCCGACGTTCTGCCCGCAAAAGGTAGCCGCGATCTACCAGGTACGCCAGGTGACGACGAACAGTGCGGTCATCCATGCTGCACCGTTTGGTCATCAAATCAACGGACGGGAAACACTCACCGGCATCGTTTGCAAAGTCACACAGCGACAGCAAAACCAGCTTTGGGCCGGACGGTATGGATGATGACCAGGCTTTAGACATTAGCGTGATGCTCATTGACTCACCGCCCGCTTGCGCGTCAAGGCCCGCCGTTGCGTGATGTCCGCGCGCCGGTCGGCTTGCTTGTTGAGCATCCCTTGATGCGCTTGCGTCAACTGCGCGTCGTATTGAGCGATGGCCGCCTCATCGCGAACCTGAGCCGCCGACGCTTCAAAGGCATTCGCAAAGCCGTTGTATCGCGCCAGGCTGAAGTCACGCGCCAGGCCCACGTTGGAGCGCTTTTGGTTGACATTGCGTTTATCGGTGAAAGCGTCACTCATGCCGGCCGCCTTCCGGGTTAACCGGATTGACACCGGCCACGCGGCAAATCAAAGTAGCGACATGAAGCTTCTCTTTACTCCACGAGCCAAGCACTTCGCGGAACACCGCCGTGCGATCTTTGCCGGTCGCCTGGCAATACCCGTCCACCACGGCCAGCTCAGAGGCCGGGCACTCAAAACGTACTTCTGTTTTGCGATCGGTCATTGCTGCGCCCCTTGGGACAGCTCACGCTCCAGCGACACCAGGCGCAGGGCAATAAGAGCGGATGTCGATACATCGCCAAGTTCCCATCGCGACACCAGCGCCTGCGTTGTACCAATGCGCTTTGCTATTTCGGTTTGCGTTAATCGTTGCGGTTCAGCGCGTAGCCGCTTGATCAATTCGGTGATGTTGTTCATGCGTTAATTCTACACGATAGCGTGTAATCAGTCACACAGAACAGCGTTTGAAACAGAAGCATGATTGATCTATGGAACCTCGTCTATTTTTGAAATGGCTTTTAGCTCGCAACAAATTGAACACAAGTTCATTGGCCCGCAAGCTAAATGGCAATCCATCGCAGCAGCAACTGCATCGGTTCCTGTCTGGCGTGGTCAGGGAGCCAAACCGGGCCATGTTGCAAACGATCGCTGATCATTTTCAGATACCGTTAGACGCTCTTTATGACTACGATAGCGCTGGCGCTGCCCGCAGTGCCATTGAATCGCCAGCGCTGCCCACAAATCCGTTAAAGGTCGTTGAAAACAAACCTGTTGATAATAGTGATATGCGCCTGAATCAGTGTGTTGATTATTTATTGTTGCGCCTGGAAGACATTCATCCAGACGATAGCGATGCTATTGCCGGGATACTAGCGGCACTGGCGCGCAATCCGCATAATGTCAATATGCGCGCTGCACTTATTGCCGCCTTGTCGCCCATGCCAGGTGAAAGCAGCGCTAAAAAAGCCGCGTGATAAAAATCCGGCACTTGCGGTTAGTCGTTAGCCGGTAAAACAGCAGCTTGGTATAAATCCGGCACTTGCGGCTAATCATCGGTATGTTGAAAATACCGAATACCAAATACAAATTCTTTTTTATTGTATTGTCCGCCTTGCGAAGGTCGCCCGGTTGGAAGCGCCTCATCGTGTGCATTGGACACACGCCCTCATGCTGCACGGGCGGCAAAAAACCCCGCCCATGCAGCATCAGGGCTTATCCGTGTGCGAGTGCTGCAAGGGTGCCCGCCCTGCTCCCGCTACGCGGCAGCAGGGCAACAGTGCGCTGACGCGCAAGGGCTGGGTGCAACGCTGTCTCGGCTCGCTTCGCTTCGCCTCGGTATCGCAGCGCAATGACACGCCCGCAGATACGCAAGCAGAAATACCGGCAGTAGTAGCCCGTGGATAACAGGGGGGTCGTGTGGATATGTGGACAAGTTATACACAGCCCGGATAGGCAGCGTTATTTTTAGGGCTTGGGCGGGCTGTGCATAACTTGCCCACATACCCACACTCCCACCCCTGTTACCCACTGCGGTCGTTGGCTTGCCCCGCGCGCCAGGTCCCCGCTTGGCTTTGCACATGTGGACAAGTGCGGCAGTTGCCCCCAGCCCGGAAAGGTCGGGGGGTGTTTGGGGCTGGCTAGGGCTGGGGACAACAGCCACACTTGACCACATGAGCAGCGCCTAGCGGGGGCTGGCGCGCTGCACTGTGTTTTTTATATTTCTTTAAATTCAAATACCGGATACCGGCTTGACAGTGCGGGGGTTTTCCCGCGCCGCTCGGTCGGCTGGTTCTGGCGGCCGGTGCGCTTCGCGCACCGGCCGCCGGGTTTTTATAGTGGCAGGGTCATCTGCTGGCCCTGCCTGGCTGCCCACCTTGCTTCGTGCAGTGCCCGCCCCAGGTATTGGCCCCTGGCTTTGGCCTCAGCGGCTCGCGCCGCTTTCGTTGTGTCGCCGTTTTCCCAATCGCGCAGGGCTCTCATTTTTGCCCTGCTGATTTGTTCGCCGCTCATTTACACGGTCCGATGTTGTACCAGGCCCCCGCCCGGTACCGTCATCCAATACTCAACGTATTGGATTTCACCCTCTGACCAGGAAAACATTTCCTGGCCATTGGGTGCAAAGCCGATGGAGACGATGTCTGTCACCTCCGTGCATTTTTCTTCACCGTTGATTTGTTCGCCGCTCATTTTTTATCCTTTCCTTTCCTTTGTTTTCTCCCATGCCGTCATTATATCATGCTTTTATTACTTTGGTCATTATCTTAATATTTATTTTGCATACGGGGGGGGGTATGTTACTTTGTTTTGTTTGTGCATTATCTTTTTGGTTTGCGCCCGCAGGTATCCACGCTTCGGGCCTGCGCTACGCGCAGGCCCGAAGCGGGCCTGGGTCGGGCCTGGGCCTGGGCCTGGGTCGGGCCTGGGCCTGGGTCGGGCCCGGTTGGTGATCGAAGTGTGTTTGGGTCAGGGTTGGGGTAGTTTGTGTCTGGCTGTTGCGCCAGCGCACCAGGTCGTTGCCTGTTGCCGTTAGTCGGTTTTGTGTATTTATTTACGCTTGTTTGCGCTTATCTACACGTTATCGTGTATAATGTGGACTCACCCCACAACAAACGAAAGGTTCTTTATGTCTACCATCCCCGCCCCCATCGCGCAAGCCCTCGCGCCGTTCGCGCCGGCCCTTTTCAGCGCATCTTTTGATGCGCCAGACGAGGAATGGCCAGACATTGATATTTTTGAAGCGCTGGCATGGCGCGACCCGGCACCGGCCCCCGCGCCGGCCCCCGCCCCTGTCATTGATGCCGATGACGATGAAGCTTTGCTTGCTCAGGGTAAAGAATGGGAGTTGTTTCATTCTCAGGGTTGTGAATTTGATGCCGCCCCTGTCGCGGCCCCGACTGTGTCGGCCAAATCTTTGGCCATCCTCTCTCACGCAGCTTCGATAGCTGTTCAGTTTTCATCGGTGGCTTTGCCAGCCGATGATTTCATGGTGCTGATTCGTGCACAGGGTTTAATTATTTGCCTCAATGAAGGGATGTCGATATGAAAACAGCCCGCACTTTGCGCACCATGCGCCGTGCGGGTGTGTCGCCCGCAGCCATTGGCTTTGCGGGTTTCGCGCCCAGCGGTAAACGGGTTCGCCGTATTGCCCGCACCAACCGCGCCGCGCGCCGGTTGCTGGCAGTTTTGCCGACCCCGCTCATGCGAGTTTGCTTTGCAATCGGCATCACGCCGTTGCAATCTGTGCGCCTGGCCAGTCAGTACATGGCTGCGCACCCGGTGGTGCAAGCCGCTTGGCTGCAGTCAGCCGATGACGCTCGTGGTTTTCATGCGCTTTGACCACGCCGCAGATACCCCTAGGGGTATGTCTGACCCGCTCACTTGCCGGTTCTCGCGCCGCTTGCATGAGCAGGTGGCAGGAGATGCCATTTATGCCGCAGCACTCACCCGCCCCGCGCCTGGTTCCGCTTTCCTTCGGGTTTGCTGCCGCATTTTTTCAGTAGCGGCCGCTATTGGTCTTGTTTTTATTTTTGCTCGTTCGTTTTAATTTTTTTTGGAGTCATCATGTCCCTCATCGCATCAGATCGCGGCCGCTCATTTACGCCGGTGCCGCCCGGTAACCACATCGCCCGCCTTTATCAGGTCGTTGACCTGGGCACCCAGTTTACAACTGGCAAGTTTGGTGACAAATCCGCCCACACCATCCGGTTGGGGTTTGAACTCTTTGGCGAGGATGCCGACGGCAAGCCGTTGATTATCCCTGTTAACGGCAAGCCAATGCCGCTCACGATTACACGCAAGTACACCGCTTCGCTGCATAAAAAAGCCACATTACGCCGTGACCTGGTTGCATGGCGCGGCCGTGACTTTGACGACAACGAGTCTATTGGGTTTGACATCACGTCGATGGTCGATCAGTTTTGCTTGCTCAATGTGACCCACACTTTGAGCAATGGACAAACTTACTCCAACATCGCCGGGCTCAGCCCGTTACCTGCCGCCCTGCGCAGGCATTGCCCGGCACCCGTCCACCCGCGTCAGATTTTTGACTTGTCAGCGCCTGACATGGCAGTTTTTGTTGCCTTGTCTGACACGTTGCGCAATCAAATAATCACAGCCCCAGAAGCCGCAGGATTGGAAATCGTAAACAGTGACACGGGCGAAATCACCCGCCCTGCGGCCCGCACTGTTGCCCAGCCCGCAGCGCCAGCCGCCCCCGTGTCAGGGCTGCCCGGTCTGTTGCCCGCCGAGTTTGTCGCCCGCCTGGATGCCTGGCGTGGGGTCATTACCAGCGGCAAAAAAACGCCTGAACAGGTGGTGGCAATGGTGCAGTCACGCCACGCCCTCACGCCCGATCAGATCGCCTCGATTTTGACCGCTGGAGATGCAGCATGACCACGGCCATCACTTTGGACGCGCAGCAGGTGCGCATTGTTGCCGCCCTTGTTGCCGCTTTGAGTAGTCTTGATCTGGCTTATGAGGGTTCGACGGCCATGCCCACTGTTGGCAGTGACAGCGATCTTGCCGAAATTTGGGTTTTTGCCCGCGCCGTGCTTGCCATCGCTACCAATACATCTTTTTTGGAGTCAAAATGAAATCGCACAATCTCACCCAGGGTTCGCCGGCTTGGCACACCCACCGCGCCAACCATTACAACGCCAGCGATGCCGCAGCCATGCTCAGCATCAGCCCCCACACCGCCCGCGCCGCCCTGTTGCACAGTATTGCAACTGGCATTGACCCGGACGTTGACGCTGGCACGCAGGCCCGCTTTGATGCCGGCCACGCCGCCGAGGCCGCAGCGCGCCCGGTCATGGAGTCAATGTTTGATCTTGATCTGTATCCGGTCGTTGGCTCGCGCATGGTTGACGACCTGCCGCTGTCGGCCAGCTTTGACGGGTTGACAATGGACGAGGCTATTGTGTGGGAGCACAAATCATTTAACGTCGAACTTGCGCAGTCTATGGATATGGGTGTTATCCCCGCGCCGTACTGCCCCCAGTTAGAGCAGCAGTTATTGGTTAGTGGTGCTGAGACTGTGCTGTTTAGCTGCAGCTCTGTCAATGGTGGCACGCCCCGCTTTGCTTGGTACAAATCAGATGCAAAACTACGCGCCCGCTTGCTGGCAGGGTGGACGCAGTTTGCCGCCGACCTGGCAGAGTATCGCGCCCCAGCCCCTGCCGTTATTGCCCCCGCTGGCAGTGCGCCGGAGTCATTGCCAGCGCTGCACATCGCCATCGATGGCAGGGTTACCGCATCCAATGTGGCAGACTTTAAAACGCGCGCTTTGGTCGTGCTGGGTGGCATCAATCGCACCCTTTGCACAGATCAGGATTTTGCCGACGCTGAAAAAACAGTTAAATGGTGCGCCGACGTAGAGGCCCGGCTCGCAGCCGCAAAGCAGCACGCGCTCAGCCAGACCGCCGACATTGACGCACTTTACCGCACAATCGACGACATCAGTGCCAGCACTCGCGCCGTGCGCTTGGAGCTTGACAAGCTAATAAAGGCCCGCAAGGATGAAATAAAGACCGCCATTGTTTTGGCCGCCAAGGTGTCACTTGCCGAACACATTGCCGCCCTGGATGCCACTCTGCCGCCAGCCGTGAGACTGCCCGCCCCGATTGTTGACTTTGCCGCTTGCATCAAAGGTAAACGAGACCTTGACGCAATGCGCGCCGCCGTTGATGCCGCTTTGATGTCTGCCCGCTTTGATGCCAGCCAGCTTGCACTGCGCTACAACGTCAATGTGGCGTTGGTACTGGCCGCCAATCATGATTTTCTGTTTGCTGACATGGGTCAACTGGCCGCCAAAGACCCGGACGATGTGCGGGCCATCATTGCCCAGCGTGTCGGTGCCCATGCCAACGCAATGGCCGCAAAGGTGGCAGCCGATACTGCCCGCGCCATGGCCGCCCAGTTTGTTGCAGACGCAGCCGCACAGGCCGCAGCCGATGCGCAGGCAGCCGCACAGGCCGCAGCCGATGCGCAGGCAGCCGCAGCGCCCGCAGTGCCAGCGCCCGCAGTGCCAGCGCCCGCAGTGCCAGCGCCGCAGATGCCCGAGATCGTGCCCGGCTCTTTGTCAGATATGTTTGTCAATCCAGCCCGCCCGCCCGCCAGCTTGCGCCTGGGCGTGGTTTGTGACAGGTTGGGTGTCAACATGACCGCCGACTTTTTGGCGCGGCTTGGCTTTGCCCCTGCCGTTACGATCAAAGGCGGCAAGTTTTATCATGCCGATGATTTTCCCGGTATGTGCGCCGCCCTTTGCGCCCATATCACCGCCGCCGCTGCAAAAGTTTGGAAGGATTGATCATGACCCCGTTTTACGTTGACTTTAACGGGGTGCAACAGATCGTTGCACTATCGGGCTCCACCGTTCAGCAGCTTGTCCGCGCCGGCGATTTTCCCCGCCCGCGCCAGTTATCCGGCCGCCGTGTCGCCTGGCTGGTGGCAGAGATCGAGGCTTGGGCAAATTCCCGCCCCGTGTCCGACCTGCTACCCCCGCACAACACAAGTAGCCGCAAGGTGGCAGATGCTGATTGTTTACCCCAAGCCTGACACGATTTATGATCTTGGGCAAAAAAAACCATTTACGCCGTTTGAGGTTTTCCGCGCCCAGTATCCCGCCCTCAGTGTTTTTGAAACTTGGCGCATTTACTACCGCTTGCGCCGGGTTAGCCGTGTTATTGATGACCAACTCTTTAAAGGATAAAAAATGAGCTACTCTGCAACTATCAAAGCCCCCGCATACGGCACAGATGCCGGCCCGGTTATTTTGGCATCGATTGTCAATCTGCCCGAATGCACCTTGGATAAGGACAACCCACAGACAAGGGTTGTGTTTATGGTCGCCTTGCTGGCATCAGACAATCCAACGTGGTGCCTGTTTTATCACCGTGGTGGAGATTGGGCAAGTTTTGACGAAGATGACTGTATGAAAATCGAATGTATCGATGAATGGATGCCTGACGCAATCCGCAATTGCACCGAAGCAGTGCGAACAAGGCTCGGGGATGTTGCCGATAAGGATATGGCTTGGTTTGACGAATGGGCCGAACACGCAGAAGAGACATTAGAGAGTTAACCAACCGCAACCAACAAAGCCCGCTTTATGCGGGTTTTTTTTCGCCCGCTTTTTTTCAGTACCAGGTGCAGAGCAGCCACTGCAAAACAGCCAGGTGCAGAGCAGCCACTGCAAAACAGCCGGGTGCAGAGCAGCCACTGCAAAACAGCCGAGCAGCCGGGAACCGAACAGCCGAACAGCCGGGTGCAGAGCAGCCACTGCAAAACAGCCGAACAGCCGGGAACCAAACAGCCACATTAGAGGCTTCGACAAACCATCATGTTTTAAGGCGGCAAAAAACCCCGCCTTAAAACATCATGGTTTGTCAGACCACCCGGCTTTGCCATTGCTGGCGCAACGGCAAAGCCAGATGCTCCCGCTACGCGGCAGCATAGTAGCCCACGCTCCCGCTTCGCGGCAGCACAATGTCAGCGCGCTAGGCGCGAGGGCTTTAATCTGCGCGCTTCGCGCGTGAGCGCTGGCCGCTTCGCGGCACGATGCGCTGCGCGCTGCTGCACGGCGCTGGCGCGCCGTGCCGCGGCCTTGTCTTGTCCTGCTGCTGTTGCGGCTTTGATGCTGGCGCTGTTGCATTGCGCTGCTGCTGTTGCGATGTTGCCCAGGTTGGCCGCTGCTGTTGCGCCATCGGCCCCCACCACGCCCGCGCAACCACCACATCCAGCACTTGCGCCGCACAATTCCACGCCCCGTTTTTAGCCGCTTGCGCTGCTGTTGCGCTTTTATCGCCCTTTGTGTTGCGCTGTTGCAACGCTCGATTTTTGGAAATCCATTTTTCAAAAAGTGCCCCTAGAAACGATTTTTCAAGACCATTTTTTTTGCGTAAGTGAAAACGCATTGCACTCGCGCAGATTTTTACTCTGATGCGCCACGGATTTACAAAAAGATGTGTTTTCAATTCGCTGCCTTAACGCCCAGGATGTACGCGGGTTTCAAGCCACCCTTGCGAAGAGTGCGCAGCGCCGGGCGCACTATTCGACCCAGCGCCCACCCGCTGCTGTTGCGACAGCGCAGCGCAGCGCCACACCCGCACCCAACCCCCCAGGCCACCCGCGCCCGTCGCTTTGGGCTGATTCTGGCGCTCCCAATGTGGTGTCTGACACGCCTTTTTGGCTTGTTGCGAAAAAAAAGGCAAGCAGAAAGAAAAGGTATTGCCAAATAATTGCAACTGTGTTTAGGGTTTTTCATTTTTTAACTTTTTAGGGGTATGACATGGCTTTATTGCGCGCACAGATGGCACGGGCCGGTGCTGTTTTGGTGGATCCGTTGACCACGGTTATTTTCACGATTGTTGAGAAGGGTACTCAGTTTGGCGTCACCGTTTCGTTGAAAAACGCCATTGGAACTGATGAGGTTCGGATTTGCGATTCGTTGGGCAAGATCAAGACTTACACCGCCGTTGATGACTTCATCACCGCAGCAACCAAGATCTCCTTGATTACCAGCATGGCCCCGGTGACTTATACGTTTGCCAATGTGTCCGCCTTGGAGCCATCCGTGTTTACCGGTGACATCGTTGCAAAGACGACCCGCCTGGTGGCCTCGTATGTTACCCAGTCCGCCAAGGCCGGTACTGACATCACTGCCGCAAACACGGTGCTGGCGCTGTTGCCGTCTTCGACTTCGGGTGAGATCGCCTTCAAGGCCGAGAAGACCGCACAGCGTGATTCGATCATTGCACTGAAAGCGTGGCTTGATGCCGAGGTTATCCGCCTGAATCTGCTGCTGCACCCGTAATACCTTGACAGGGTAGTTTGGCGGTCAAATGTTCGCGTGAACATTGACCGCCTTTTTTTTGGTCAACATGGCAGGCCCTGCGCCTGTTCCCCCCAATGAAACGATTTATAAATTTGATGCTCGGTGCTGCACTGGCGGCACTGGCAGCCAGCGCCAGCGCCGTAACCATCACGGGCACAGTATCCAGGGTTCTCGATGGTGACACTATCGAAATATCTACCGTGTGCAATACCGTTTCCCGTATTCGCATGATCGGCATTGATGCCCCTGAGATTAAACAGACCTACGGCATTGAATCACGCGATGCGCTTGCTGCTTTAATCATGGGTAAAGTTGTCCGCGTTGAGACGGCAGTTAACGACTTATACGGCCGGACTCTCGGATTAGTTTATATTGATGATGCAGACGTTAATCTATACCAGCTTATGTCCGGGAATGCCTGGTATTACGTTCAAGGCAAGCGGTATCTAACCCACCCAGCCCGCAACGCATACGAAGACGCAGTGACGCAAGCGAAGGCCGCAAAGAATGGTTTATGGGCTGACCCTTTTCCTGTCGCGCCCTGGGTTATCAGAAAATCTTTATCAGAACAAGGAAAGTAGGTTCATCATGGATGAGCCTATTCTGGTTGAACGCCGCATATCGGATACTGCCGCCGTGCTGGGTATCGTTACCCAAATCAATTCGTCCTTGTATAAGTTGGATGAAAAATTGTCGATGCACATCACCAGCGAGACGGCCATTCTGGCAAACGAAATTGCCCGCGTGATGCTCAAGGCATTCCCGGACGGGGATGCAGACGGCCACCGCCGATTCCATGAAGCCAACGTCATCAAGGCCGAGGAGTCAGCCAAATTCTGGCGCACGTTGTCCGTTGAGATTACCAAGTTTGGTTTGCTGGGTTTCCTTGGCTGGGCCGGTTACGCCCTTTGGAAGGCTTTTTTGATGGGGCCAAAATGAACTTCGATCAAGCCTTTGACCGGCTTTTATTGCATGAGGGCGATTACAGCTTTCATGCCGCCGACCCCGGCGGAGAGACCATGTACGGCATCACTGCTGCTGTTGCGAAAGATCGAGGTTACACCGGCATGATGATGGATTTGACGATTGACCAGGCAAAGGCAATTTATCGTTCAGCGTACTGGACACCATTGTTTGCCGACCAGTTGCCGCCAGAGGTGCGCTTTGATGTTTTTGATGGCGCGGTGAACTCAGGAGTAGGGCAGTCTGCAAGATGGCTACAGCGGGCCTTGTGCGTCACCGTTGACGGGGTGATTGGCCCGGCCACGCTGGCCGCTTGCCAGTTTGTGCCGGGCGCTATCCTGCGCTTGCAGTACAACGGGCAGCGCTTGGTTTTCCTGAGTAATTTGGCAACCTGGCCAACCTTTGGCCGAGGCTGGGCGCGCCGGATTTCCAAAAACCTGCTTTTCCCATAGAGGCGCGCAATGCCTGAACTTAGTGATACCGGCTCTGAATGGATACCCGTCAATCCGATTGAAATTGAGGTCGTTGACGGGCAGATGATCAGCGCCACCAAAGGCATGAAAGGCATTATGAGCAAGATACTTTCTATTCGCTCTCAAACCACGGTTGTTCTACACGCTGGCACTGTGCCAGGTGCGCCGCCGGACTCACCAGGTGCAGTAGGTATTTCCACTGCGCCGGATAACCGACTTACTACGGGCGCAGATGGGAAACTATTTGTTCCTGAGATTCTTATTGACCCCCTCGCTTATTACATTCTCTCGAAAGGTTAAATCATGTCACTCGAAACTCGTATTGTTGCGCTCGCCCAGGCTATCGGCACGGACGTTAAAACCCTCACCGTGGCGCAGGGCAGCCTGTCGGCACTGTCCACCGTGGCGAAGTCAAATCTTGTCGCCGCGATCAATGAGATTGTGTCCGCAGTCGGTAGCGCAGGCGCGCAGATCAACGACAGTGCCAGCACTGGCGACACGCTGGTCACTTGGTCGGCAGACAAGATCACGGCCAGCATTGCAGCGGCAAAGACCGCCGTTACCAACAGCCTGACCGATGGCGCGGCCGCTGCACTGGACACGCTCAACGAGTTGGCCGCTGCACTGGGCAATGACCCGGCTTTTGCCACCACCATTGCGGCTCAAATCGCCAACCGGGTGCGCTTTGATGCCGTGCAGACGCTGGACACGACACAGCAGGCGCAGGCCCGGGCGAATATCGGCGCTGCTGCTGCGGCTGACTTGACCACACTCACCACCGCCATGGGAGACACCGCGCGCGACCTGGCCGCCGCCTACACCACCGCCAAGGCGTAACGCATCATGAGCCTTGAGCATCGTCTATCCGCGCTGGTGTCGGCCATAGGGGCAGACATCAAGGCGCTGTTTGCTGGCAAGCAGGATGCACTGGTGTCGGGTACCAACATCAAGACGGTCAATGGTGCATCGGTCATCGGGGCCGGTGATTTGGTCATTACCCCAGAGATTGACCCGGACATTTTGGCGCTTATTTACGAGGGGCTTTGAGCCATGAGTTTTACCAATTTTCGCAATAGCTTTTTGACTGAGGCCGAGGCCCGACTGGATGCGGTCACCGTGGGCACGGCCAGCAATACGCAACTGCTCGCCGCCGGTGCGATTTACAAGATGGCATCGGCCATTGCGCAGGCTGACATGATCGGGCCGGAGGCTTTGCGCTTGCTTGAAACGATGGACGGCGCAGCGCTTGAAGTCTGGTTGGCTGATGCCACAAATAGTGTTGCATTTAATGCTGTTGTAACCAGCGCCACGGCCATGAGTGCCGTTGCCGCCAGCGCAACGGCCATGAGTGCAGTTGCCGCCAGCGCCACGGCCATGAGTGCAGTTATCGCCAGCGCCACGGCCATGAGTGCGGTATGGGCTAGCAACACCGCTACCGATGCCGTATTTGCCAGTGCCACGGCCCGCCTTGCCGTCTATAACGCAGACACCGCCCTAGCCGCATTGCAAGCCAACCCGACGCAGGTGCAGCGCAAAGTTACCAGTGGGGCAATAAGCGGCAGTACGGCGAGCAGCTCATTTACCTACGTTGCCAACGGGACAAAGGTCATTTTGCTACGCGTTTGGACAACCAACGGGAGCGAAGATTTGTCGCTACGCTGGGGTCGCGGGTTGACAACGGACGATGTTGCAGGCGGTGTACGATTGCCAAACGGTGACAACCTGGGCGTTGCCACTGCTGCCATTGGACGAACAACGACCTACACCAACAGCGGGACTTATCCAAGCGCAAGTAACGCCAACGCTAACGTGGTATCTGCTGCCAATGGTTTGCGCCGTGGAGTTTGGTCGCTCGCAGGCAACACAACGCAAAACGTGAGCTACATCCTAGTCTAAAACACCATGAAACTAATCATAGACACAACCACCGGCGCAATTATTGCGTCATCCTCTGACGACAACTATCAGCCCGTTGACCCTGCACACATTACGCACCCTGCGCCTGCTGATTTTGACTTCGGCATCGCTGTTGACTGGACCTACAGCGCCGGGGTACTAACGCGCGACCCATCGGCCGCATTGCGCCGGGCACAGGACTTGCGCATTGCGCAGGTCAAGCGGTCGGCATCGGAGCAGATTGACGCGTTGGCCTGGCGCATGGAGCGGGCGCGCGAGCGTGATGAGTTGGGCT